ATCTCGCGGTTGAGCATCAGCAGGTCGGTCAAATGCTCCGTCATGTCGACTTCCAAGTCGATGGGCCCCGACACATTCTCACGCTGACGCGGTGTGATAATATCGCGCAGCGAGTGCTGCTCGCACATGTACCAGTCTGCCTTCCACCCGAACGACGCCTGCTTCGCCGTGTCGCCGTCCTGTCGCGTGTCATCGACATATCGAAACGCGGACAAGTCGTACACATAGAACAGGTCGCTTTCCTTGTTCACAGGCATCGACGGGAAGATGCGCTCCGCGATGTACCCTTCGGGACGGTACTTAATGCTGACATTCGTCAGCACCTCATCGTAGTGAACTCGTTGCGCTTGTGCGACTGCCATCTTCTTAGCCTCCTTATTGCACGAATACGGTGCCTGTTAGCAGGCGGACAGGGATGACCTGCGGGTTCGTCGCCGCGTCGGCGGTTGTCGAGCGCAGCGCGATGCCGATGGGGAAGAACCGCTGCTGCTGGTTGTTACCCGTGCGGTTAAACGCAGCGTCGTTGTTCGCAAGCGCACGCACGGGGGTAATGAGGAAGTTGTAGTCGCGTCCGAACTCTGGGTGGATAATCGGACGGAGTTCGGGGATGCGACTGAACGGCGTCTGCGACGACGAGCGTACCAGCAGACGGTTGCCTGCCGTTGTGTCGCCGCCTGCCAGCGCCGCGAACAGCAGGTCGCCCGCGTTTACCTGCGCGTTCACGATGAGCGGAGTAATCCCGTCCAGTGCGACCATGACCTCCTTCCCGTCCAGTGCGAACTGGAGCGTGACGCCGATGATGGGACGCACCAGCGCCCACTGCTGCGTGGAGCCCTGCGCGACATTCGCCCAGTGCGCCGTCGGGTTCCCAGCGGAGACGATTAGTCCCGCTTCGGGGTTGATGCCAGGCTCAGGAATCGAGCCGTGTCCCGCGTCCCACAGGATGACCGCTGTGTACCGCGCAATCGCGGCGCGACGCGTGCGATCGAAGTCGTAGTACCGAAAGGTCGTCGTGAAATGGGTCTTATGTGCTTGCATTCATGTCACCCCCTAAATCTCGCGTGCAGCGCGTTTGATGGCCTCGCCGTAGGTGATGCCCTCACTCGCGGCGATGCGCTCAGCGCGTGCGATGAGTTCGCGCGTGGTGCGTTCCTCGCCCGTGCGCAGCGTGTACCGTAGCGGCTGCTCCGACAAGTTCACGCGCGGGCGATTGGGAACCATCTGCGCGACTTCTTCCAGTATCGCGAGTACGAAGTCCTCGACGGGGACTCGCGCGTCCGACGGCGCGTTCTCGCTCAGGCGCACGATCCGTGACTCGGGCATCTCGGAGCGCACATCCGACAGCGTCACTGCACGACCGCGTAGCGAGTCGAAGATGTACCGCGCGAGACGCAGTATCGACGGCGGAACGGTATGCTCGTACTCCGACAGGAGCAAGTCCCTGTCGGCTTCCCACTGCCGCTCCTCAAGCTCCGACAGACGCACTCGCAAATCGCGAATCTCGTCCTGTGGTACGGTTGCTTGCGTGTTCATCGTGTTGTAGCCTCCCTGATAGGTTGCGGTTCGAGCGCGTTCTGATAGCGTGACCACCTGTGCGGGATCCATGCGCTTGATGTACGGTCGGTTCGTGAGCGCGACCGCGCGGAGCGCGGTGACCTCGCGTCGTGTTTCAGGGTCTCGCCCGCGCACGACCAGCTCCGCACTGGCAAACCGCAGACGACCGTCCCGCACGCGGTCGAGAACCTCGTCGGTGGTCGGTCGAATCGTCGCGTACAGCGACTCGCCCTGACGCTCCAGCGCCGTGACCCATCCGACCGCGTCGGTCGAATCGTCCATGTGGTTCAGATTGACGGGCAGCTCGTACCCGAACACCCCGTCGCGGAAGTTCCGCACGATTTCGTCAAGGTCGCGTTCCGTGACGACGAGCCGCCCTTCAGGCGCCATCTCGTGCAGCCACTCGCCCGTGCGCAGCACCTCCACGCGAATCGCAGGACGCGACCCGCGCGTTACCGCCTCCGCATCCGACAGTGTCACGACTACCATTCTGCTGCTCCCAAAACGAAGCAGGCGGTGCGCTCGCATGATGCAAGCGCACCGCCTGCTACATCGACCAATTATACGGCGAAATTCGCTATTTCGGATCGAGCAACAGCTCGTCTACCGCCTTGTCCCGCAGCGCCGCACGCGACGGCAAGTCGGGATAGTAGTTCCAGCTGACGGGGATACCGTCCTTGACCGCGACTCGGATGAACCCGCGCTGAATAGAGCGTATCAGATGCACGAGTCGCTCCTCGTTGGGATGGAGTGCAATATCCGCCTCAGGCTCCTGCAGTTCGAACGGCTCCACGCAGCGCGAGTCGCCTTTAGTGGGATCGATGCGACACTCAATCGCGCGTTCGCCCACCAGATGCGACGGCTCACCGCCTGAGACATACAGCGCGTCAATATGACCGTACCCGATAATCCGACAGAGGCGAATGACCCGCTGCTCCGCGACCGAGAGTATCACGAACCATCACCTCGCGTGCCGCCGCGCACGATGCGCGTCACCATCACCTCGCACGACCACCCGTGCAACGGATGCTCCTGTATGTAGACGGGCGTCATCGTGACCTGCGGCGTCCATGTATCCGATGTGTAGAACTCCGACGCATGCATACGGAACCGATGCGGATGCTGATGCACATAGTCCAGCCACAGATCGGCGTACCACTCCTGTTGCAGGATACTCTCGCGCGGGTCGGGCGAATAGACCGCCCCGACGACGCTATACACATGACGCTGCTCGAACAGTTCAGGGAGCGCCAGCGAGACCAGCGACGATTGCAGCTTGCCCACCATCACGATAGGGAACCTGTCGAACGGCACTTCCGACGGATACCATTCGTACACCGTCGGGCGTGCGAGTCCAAACGCCTCGCAATAGCTCGCGTACTCCGTGAGCCGCTCCACTAACCACTGCCGTACAGGCGCTATCGGAGTCATCGCTTCGGTCTTAGCCTCCTCGGCGTCGTCTTCTGACCCGTCGTGATTTCTTCGATCCAGCAGCGGCAGTTATTCAAGCAGCGCGTCTTGCCTGTGCCTGGCAGACCCAGCTTAATGAGTTCGTCGTAAGTGTACCCGCCCTTCGCACGCGATTCCGTCGCGCGTTGCACGCAGTCCTCGCAGTGTTCCGCATCGGGCGAGAGACGCCACAGGAACCGATGCGAGCGATCAGCGCCGTAGGCGAACCATGCGGTCATGAAGACCCCGTACAAGTCGCGTCCGTACAGCTCCAGACGCTGACGGTACGGCATCCGTCCGCGACCCGCACGCACATCGCGCATGAACCGATTGAAGTAGCGCATCTGCTGCGAGTATTGACCGTGCAGGTAGCGCAGCTCGTCGTCCGTGAACCGTGTCTTACCGCGTATCCCGCGACCTGCCAGACCGAGCGCGAACGCATGCACCAGCGTCTCCTGCTGACGCACGGCGAACCAGCCCTCGAACTCCTCCAGCGTCATCTGACCCGATTCATACTTGTCCCACTGCCCCAAGAGTTCCTTGCGGAAGGCTCGTTCCAGCTTCGTATACGCCGCGCGTGCATCCTGCGGGCGCTTATAGCCCCGCGTCACCTGACTCGGAACCTCGTGCCTGCGATAACTTAGCAAGATGATTTCGCAGTCGGTCGCGCCAGATTGCCCGCAGCTCAAAGCATAGCCGAGCATATCCTGCAGGAGCATGTTCCAAATCGAATCGCGCATCGCCTGCCTCCCATAGAATTACGAACCTGCTGATGGCGAGCTGGGGCTCGTCGCTGGTGAGGAGTTCGACGCGGGCACGCTCGGCAACATCGGGTTTGGGTCGGATAGCCTCGTTACCATCGACGCGAGCTTCTCGCCGACGGGCTTAGGGAGCGACGCAATCGTATCCGCGTCGAGTCCCGTCGCCGTCTTCAGCAATTCCAACATGTACCGACTCGCTGAGATGACCGCTTGACCCGTCGCAGCGTCGATGTCGGTCGCAGCGTCCTGCGCACGCAGACTCTCGATGTACGAAATCGCGCGTACCTGCACCTCGCGCGATTCGATGACCTGCCACGGCGGCGGCGGGTTCTCGCCCCCCCGCTCGCGCAGCCAGACCGTCTTAGCGCCCGTTATCGGATCCTCGATAAGGCAGAGTTGTACGGTTATCCGCATCTGTTCCACTGTCCACATCGTTATCACCTCCAAACATGCCGTCTCGTTCGGCGTCTCCGTTTATGTTCCTGCCGCCCTGCCATGCGATACCGTGCAGGTAGTCCATCTCCGACGCGGCTTGCGTGCGCACGGGCACGCCCGCGTCCTCGGCGATGAGCGCCCAGTCAGGCACAATCACATCCCCGTCTGCCGTCGTCACAGGCTGACCTGCCGCCAGACGCTGCACGAACGACTCGACCAGATGCTTCGTGTACGCATGATCGATGCGCATCACGATTCGCGCCTTCGCATCGCTCCCGAAGTTATAGCGCACCAAGTCGGGAATCAGCTGCTTGTTCAGCACCGACTCGATTTGCGTCAGGTACGCATCCTCGTTCTGCAGGAAGAGGTCAATCTGCGACTGACCGAGTGCGTAGGTGCCTCGTTGCGGGTGAATCGTCGCCAGCGAGGGAACCAGCATCGCTTGACGCATCTGCTCGTCAAGGAACTGGATGTAGTTCTCGATGGCGACGGCGGGCGGCACCTCAAACGCCTCGACATCCCACATCCGCTGACCGTTCGCGTCATAGAGCGACGGTAGCACGATGGAGTGCGCGTTTGCCAGCTTATCGAGCTGCTCGCTCAGGTACTGCAGGTTATCCACCACGATGGGTTCGCCCGATTCCGTCGTGCCGATGGGCGTCTTGCCAGGGGGCGCGAACCCCTTCTTCGTCGGCACGGCGTAGGTCGAGTAGTAGGTCGCCATGTCCTGCAGGGCGCGTTGCTTCAGCTCGAAGAACGGCAGCGCGGGCTTAATCAGCGGGTTGCCGTACACCTCGTTGAACTCGGCGTCGAGTGCGAAGTGAATCAGCCGTCCCTCTTCGATGATTTCGCCTTCGGGCGCGAACGGCGTCACGAGGTGTCGGACGCCTGCGAACTCGCCTGTGGGATACACCAGCGCCCAGTAGATGGACGGGTCGAGATGCGCCACGCGCGAGAGTATCCATACATCGCGCAGGCGCAGTTCCTGCCGTGCGGGCGTCGTCGACATCGTGCGCGTCGTGCGGTACTCCTTGCGGAACTCCAGCACCTTCTCGACGAACGCGACTCCGAAATCGAACGCCGTGCAGAGCGCCCAGAGCAGGTCGTACATGTGGGGCTCCAGTGTGGACTGCAGGAACGCTCCGACGCGCTCGTCCTCGGCGTTGATGTACCAGTCGCAGCGCAGGATGGGCAGCTTGATGAGGCGCAGCGAGGCGCGTATCAC